AGCAGCGTAGAACCGTCAGCCCCATAAGCATTCAGGTCTGTAGCGCCGATAGCTTCAAGGAGCAGCGCCGAGTCAGAAAAACCACTGGCGCTCAAATCAGCGGCACCGACAGTCTCAAGAGACAACGCCGAGTCAGAAGACCCAACAGCACTTAAATCTGTGGGGGTAACGGCTACAAGAATCAGCGTAGTGCCGTCGAACCCATTGGCGTTTAATTCTGCAAAAGACGGGAGTGTACCCCCGGCCAACTCAACCAGAGCAAATTCGGAAAAACCTATCTCATGGTCGAGGGCCAGCATGACGGGGGACTATTTAGTCTTCAGTGATGGTCGATGTGTTTTTGATGCGAGGCAGCACGCCCAGAGCAACTGCGATGTTGGGGGTCAGTGCGCCGCTGTACAAAATCTTGCCGTTGCCGGTAGACGCAGTACCGATAGACGCATGCGTCACAGTGCCGCCAGTGCCACCAGTCATCTCACCAAACTCGATAGCGGCCACAGGGCTCACAGAGTTGCCTGTAACAGTCCAGCCGCCAGAAGTGCGAGCCACAGCCACGCGAGAATAGCCTGTGTAGCTGATCTCGCTAGTAGCCTGATTACCAGCCTCGCCCGGGTCTGCGGTGTGCAACGCCAAGTACAGGTTTGTCAGGGGTGTGGATGCTGCATTATCAGCAATGGTGGTAATGGCGGTGCCATTAAAAATGAGGCCGAGCAAGTCGGTCTCAAAGGCATTGGATTTAGACATGATTTTCTCCTAAAAAGAGCGGTTAACCCGCACGAGTTGGGTTGCCCCGAGGACTGGGGGTTACACCGACAGCAGATTGTAGCTCTACGCCAAGCGCAGTGCCAAATGCCGCATAGTGTGCTTGTGATCGCGCCCCATTACCAGCTTGCTCAGCGTCCTTGGCAAACGCCTTGTACAAGACGTAGTCGACCAGCGCATTTGCAAAGATGTCGGGAAGGGCGATGTTACCTGTGACAGCAGTGAATGTGGTGCCACCTGCTGGGATAGTCACTGCTGTGGGATACGCGGCATAGACTATGTTGACCTGCGCCGTAGATATGGCCGGAGGATACACGTAGAACGTGGTTCGATCCGCAGGGTCAATCATGTAGTGTTTGATGTTCACTGAGCCAGTTTCAGCTTGCCAGTTGGGAATCTGGTTGTCGAGCAAGTTGCGGTTGATCAAGCGCACAACACCCTTAGAGCTTATAGACGCTACGTTGCGCGTAATGTCCAACAAACGCGCTGCGGCTACAGGCAGCGTTTGCTTAGCCCCGGCGACGCATGTGAATGTAGCGTTGACAGTGTTCGAGTCCGGGCGCAGCATCACAGTCTCAAGCTGGCCAGCGTTCAGGTAACGAACAAGCTCAGCGGTGCTCCAACGCACAGCACCCAAGTCTTGGAGTGTCTCGGCTGCGCTTTGGATGATGGTCTGTGCGGGTGTAGTCATGGCTTACCTTAAGCGATGGGGCGCTGTTTTACGCGCATAGACCCGCGCACTCGGCCATAGTTGCCCTCAATGCGAGCGTTGTGCGTGGCGCGTGCGGCGGAGGCACGCATCAGCATTGCTTTATTCGGGTCCGAGAACGGCTGGTCTGGAATGGCCAGAATACGAGCCATGGCTCCATCTACGATGGGGTCAGTCCAGTAGTCAACCAGATCGTTTTCGACCTGCGTTGCAGATTTAGTGGGGCGTAGCGCCACGCGTACGCGCACTGGGTACACCGCGTCTGGAACGGGGTAGAACTTACACGACAGTTCAGAGTCATTGCGTGTCGTGAAGAACGCTGTGGGAATGGCGTCAGCATCAGGTGGGTACCCGCGAGACTCGGCCAGTTCAGCATAAATTTCTTGGTCGCCGACTTTGACGAGAAGGATTCTGGCCAGCTGTTGCTGCGACGGCAGGTCGAGCTCATACGAGGCTCGGCCCACCACGGTGTTAAACACGTCAAGGTCGTGTCTGATCACCTGAGACGCTTCGCAGAAAGCGATAGCGGAGTCCAGCAGCGCCTGTTGAGCCAACGGCTCAGAGCATCCCGGCACGTAGGGGATGAGGCGTGAAAAGAATTCGCTGATCGCTTTCATGGACGTCCTTACTCGACATCAAGCTGGATGTCAGCCGATTCTACAGCAGCAGGGGCTTCTTGGGTAGGCGCTTCTTCGACCACCGGCTCTGCTGCCTTCTTGGCACGTTTGGGCTTGGCTTCCTCAGCAGCGGCGTTGGAGTGCGCGTTAGCCAGCGTCTGGCCTTCGTCTGTGTACACCCAGTCATTGCCGTTCATGCGAGCAAGAATCACGATTTTGCCGTCCACTACAGCGCGGGCTTTGTTGGACAAAATTTCACCGCCAAGGCGGGTCAGAAGGTCGTGGATGTTCATTAAATGCTCCGTAAAGTAAAAAGGGGCTCCGAAGAGCCCCTTTATTGTGCCACCGATTAGGCGCTGAGAACAGCGCCCCAGTTTTCACTGCCCAAGCTGATATAAGCCCCGGACATGTTAGCGGCCAAAGCCTTGGCTGCGTTGGCAGAACCGTTGTTGATCTTGCCACCAGTGGCAGGATACACGTTAAGCGATGCGGCAGAACTATTAACGATGTAGACCACATCGCCGACAGGACGCTCAGTAGGCAACAAAACGCCATCGGCAGCAGTGCCGGTCGTGACAAAATTAACAGCACCAGTCAGTGCAGTAGCACCGGCCTGAGTCTGAGTTGTACCAGCGGTAGCCGTAGCGTACCCGCCAATGCTGCGAGAAAATTGAGTAGACATAAAAATCTCCAAAGAATGAGGGAATAGAAAGGGCCCCCGAAGGGGCCCAGTTCATCAGCTGGCGGAACCGACTTGGGCCACGACCAGAGCTTCTGGCTTGACAGTCTTGCGACCGTACACAGCCAAACCACGGACGATGTCGCCGAAGTCAGTCTGGTTGCGCAGAGGCTCAGTCTTGTTCACGGTCATGGCGAAAGACATTGCTGCCTTAGTACCAGCGACCATCAAACGACGGGCCTTGGCGTTGGACACAGCACCACCAGTGGCGGGGTCTGTCAAACCAGCAACCAGTGCCTTGCCAGCAGCGCCGCGAGGCAGCAAGTTGGACACGTACACAGTGAAGCGGTCCAGCATACCGATCTTGCCGCTACGGATGGTCGACTGAGCGTCGCCAGTGAAGTAGGCTTGAGCGATGTTGGATTGCATCAGCAGATGACGGTCGAAGGGGCTGATCACCAACCAGCGACCATCTTCAGGCACGTTCTGCTCGTCCAGCACTGTGGACATGCGCAGGATACCCTTCAAGACGTTCTCAGGAGTGGCTTGGTCGATTGGAGTTACGTCTGTGCCCAAGTTGTAGGCAGCAGAGATAGCACCAGCAGTAGCGCCTTCGTTGGCGGCAACAGGGCCTTCGGTCACGATGTTGTTGAAGAACACTTCGTTTTCGATGCTGATCTTCAACTGCTTGGCAGCGTCTTCAGTGAACATGTTCATCAAGTTCATGTCGGACTGATAAGACAGCACGTCGTTGACTTGCACGCCGAAGTACTTGCCCTTGTTCACTTGCATATCTTGGAAGATAGGAGTGGGGACTTCGTACGACAGGTTCTGGCCAACAGTGTAGTCAGAGATGCTGATGGAAGGAGCCAGACGGATACGGATGGTATCGCCTTGGTTCTTCAGTTCACCTTCATAGTCAGTGTTGGCGATTTCCGACAACATTGTGTTCTGGTAGAACTTGGCCAGCAATTTGCCGGACCACAGGGTGGGGATAAAGGCACCGGAGTACGAGGGGTTCGTGTTGAACGGCGATTGGACGGGATAAACTGCAGCCATGATGGCCTCCTAAAAATAAACAGGTTGGGTTCAACGCTGTGTCACGGGTCACGCGGTTACGCGACCTTCCATGAACGCAGCATCAATTTCAGCTTCAAGTTTCTTTGCCGCGTCGGTTTGCCCTTTGGTCCCCAAGTCTGCTGCCTTACGGAACATTTTTTCAATGTCCGCGTTGGTGTAGACCTTACCTTTTTGAGAGGTAGGTGGGGCGCTCGTGGCACCACGATTTGGCTGAAGTTGACGCTCAAGCTCTTCGGTCTTGTCGGCTTTTTGCTCTGCGGGTGCGACGGTCTGTTTGAACATCGCCACGTAGTGTGCAACACCTTCAGCATCGCCTCGGTTGAACGCTTGTTGTGCAACAGAAGATCGGGGGGCTCGGAGCAGCGGGTCCACTTCGTTAAGCCAAGCGATCCACTTGGGATCAGCATTGACTGCTTCAAAGTCCGGCACCATACGGTACAGGCGCTGCTCAAAACTTGCTTCAGACACTTGGGTGCCGGTGCTGGTCAGCTGCTCGCGCAACTTCTCATTCTCGGCTCTCATGGCGTCCAGCTCGCCTCGAAACTCTGATGCCACTTCGCGGGCAACTTTGCGTTGGACTTCAATCAAGTCCTGACCAAATGCTTCAACATCAGCATCAGTCACCAACTTCGTAGCAGCTGCGGGCTTAGCAGGCTCAACTGGCTTGGTCTCAGAGGCTTTGCGGAGGCTATCCACTTGGCCCTTGAGCTCGCGCAAGTCTGCGTGCAAGCGAGGCACTTCAGCGTCGTACATGCCCTTGAGGGTTTTGTACTTCTGCTGCCATGTCTCTTCCGCGACTACTGGCTCGGTCGGTGTCGGCGTTGGCTCGACAGGTTTTGGCTCAGCTTGCTGAGTCTGTTGGTCTTGGGGAGGCTCTGCTGGCTGTGGATCAGGGTCTGCGGGTGCAGGATTCTGGCCCTCTGCGAGCTGCTTTTCCAGTGCTTCCAGTTCTCGTAACTGCGCTTCTACTTGTCTTGGCAATGCCATTCAATTCTCCTTGGGCTCCAACTCCGTTTCAGGCTCCTACTGCGGTCTGCCGTTCGCGTAATGGTTTGCTCGGATTTACAAAATTCGGATCATTTGATCCGGTCGAAGACCTCGGACGATTTTTCAACCGCTTCGAGGAAATCTGATAAGGCCTGAGCCTGACCTTGGAGGCGGTACAGTCGGTGCGGTTCTTCTGCCTGCATCAAGGAGACCTTGGTCTCCTCCAGCTTGGTGCGGAACAGCGCCAGTAGCGCCTCGTTTTCTTGCAGCTTGCAGCGGATTAACGCTTGCATGTGCTGACGATCAGGCTTTTGGCCTACAAAAATCTTCATGTGTGGATTCTATACAACAAATTCAAAAAAAGTCAAACTCCGTTGGGGCGTGCTGAAATCATATTTCCCTCACGACCACCGACTTGGCTGCCGTCAGGCAGCATATTCTTTGGCGCTGGCCCCTGCGTAGCGCCCGGAGCGCCACCTTGGAGTTCGCCAGCGATCATGGCCAACTGCTCTTGGAGCTGAGCGTTTTGCTGCTGCAGATTCTGCATGGCTGTCAGTGTCGGACGGTCTGGGACAATCCGGTTGACGTTGCCGCTCAGGTTGCGAGCCTGCTCGCGCAGGAGCTCTGCCGCGCCGTCCATGCCCACGATCTGCTGGGCCACCGGGCTGTTGAGCACGATCTGCAGGAACTCGTTGCGGCGGACTGCCTCAGCTTCCTTGACCACCAAGCTGGTAGCGCCCTTGGCCACGGCCTTGACGTCGCCAATCAGGTCTGGGTCTTTGCTGTAGCGCAGGTTGTCTTGGTACAGGCGCTCAATAGACGGCACGATGACAGCGCGGTCGATGTTGCTGATCACTTGCTTGATGCCCTTGCCAGCGTTGCTGATCAGCATGGACAAGCCAGATGACGTACGGCCAGCGCCGGGGGAGCTCTCGCCAGTCATGTAGCGCGGGATCATGGTGTCTTCGTCAGCGCGGGCGCTGAACTTCTCGAACACGGACATGAGCTCGTTGGCGTTGCTGTTTGGCTGGAAGAACTGCAGCGGCTGGGAGCCGTCGTTGAACTCAGAGCTTTGGAACTGCCAGATTTTCCAAGGGTACATCTCGGTGATGTCCTCGCCCGGGGGCAGGCGCGACACGTTCACAGCCACCTGCGGACCAGAGCTGATGCCCATGTTGTTGGCCAAGCTGCGGGCGGCTGCGTTCACCATGTTCTGGGAGTCGCGGCACAAGTCGGCCACGCCCTTACCGGCCACAGCGCCGGGGACTTTCTCGTAAGACGTCACGTAGTACGGCTTGCGGCCCAGCGGGTCGTAGTTCAGCACAGCACGGATCACCGTGGAGCCCACCAACCACACCTCGCAGGGGTAGTTCAGGTCTGGGTCAGGAATCTCCTTGGCAGACAGGCCCCAAGTCAGCAAGTCCTTACCCTGCACGCTGTCCCACATTTGGAGCGCGTCGATCAGGTCGGTCGTGAAGATGGTCTGGGTGGTGTCCTTGCCCTCGGCTGTCGCCTGAGCGCTGTCGGTCCACAGCCACTCGTTGAGGTTGCCAGACTCGAAGGAGTTGAGCACCGAGCGGATGGCGTCGTCGTTGTACCCGGGCACGCCGATCAAGGCCTGCAGGTCTTCACGAGTCATGCGGTGGCGCTCGACAATGAAACCGTCTTGGATGTCCGAGGACCATGGAGCCCAGTACAGCATGAACGGATCAACCCGCTCCCACTCGTTGCGAATCTCTTCGGACGGTGCCAGCTCACCGTTTTGCCACATCATGGTCTTGCGCTTGCGCTTGACTGGGCCCTTGAGCACGGCGTAGGGGAATGTCACCACGTCGTCGAGGAACGCGTTTAGCGCGTCGGTCCAGCCGCCTTCGATGAGCTGGTCTTCCATCTTGAGTTCCATGCGGTCAACACGGTCGTTGGCCTCTTCGCGCAGCTTGCGCATCGCTGCGTCTTTCATCTGGCTGGCGGCTTCGCGCAACTGTGTGGGGTCTGGCATGGCCAAGCCCTGCTCCATCATGACCTGCAACTGCTGCTGCATGCTGGCCATCAGCTCTTGAACGAGCTCTGGAGGGAGTGTCGGCTCGGGTGTAGCCTCAAGGCTCCACGGCTTGTCTGTGCCTGTGCCCAGCAAGGTATCACGCAGCCAGCTCGTGGCGGCGCGGCACTTGACCGATGTCAACTGGATGTAAATCTCCGAGCCGCCTTGGCGCTTGATGTCGGCCAGCTTGTCCGGGTCGTACTCGCCGTTGCGCTGGCGCAGACACTGCAGCATGCGCTCCTCGATGGTCCGTTTGGCTTCACGGGCAGACTCCCAGCGCTTGCGTGCGTGAGCGGCCAACCCTTGGATCACAGGCTGAGCCTGCATGTCCGTGTTGCGTTTTTGCGACTCACGCTCCAGATCGGAGCTACGAGCGACGGGGATGAGTGCGATGCCTGTGGCCATAATTTAGTTCCAAGGAGTACCGGGAGCGGATGCGTTTGGTCCAGCAATCAGCAAGATTACAAACATTGTCGAGCATGAATTGTTGTTCGCACTTCCGACGGCAGTCGCCTCAATATCAGTCTTTTCTGGTATCGCAATTGGGAACTCAAACGCGTAATCAGCTGTGCCGTTGTTAAGTGTAACTATTGAGGTGGTGCGACGTATGCCGTCGGCGGTAGACGATAACAAACGACCTTGAACTGACGTAGACCCGCTGGCCTGACCCACAGTAAACATACCCTGCATCAAGTACGCAGTGTATCCTGCGGGGACTGTGTAGTGCCCAGTCACTGTGTCGTTGTAGTTGAACTTGATGAGGTTATACACCGTCGCTGGAACACCGGCTGTTATGGTGCCCGTGCCGATGTATATGTCCCCCGCTGCGCTTTGGCCTGAACCTGCGGTTGCGACCGTGGCATAGTTGATACGCAGGTAGTTCTTAGTAGTCATCACGGCTGTCTGGCC